TCCGTTGTCTATACATACGGCTTTGAATTGTTCAGCAACACGTACCCATTCGTCACGCCCGTACGGTTTGTCTAATACCCAATAGACGTGCCACCCTCTACCCGAACTAACTATAATAGAAGGAGGTATATCGTGTTTCTTGTAAAACTTTTTGAGGGCTTCTAACCCTTCGTTCTGAGTTTTATAATCTTTGTTTTCGCCACAATCAATATCAAGAAATAAAGTTTTAATCTGTTGGACATTATCTGCACCGCGCTTTTTAGTAGCAAAAGTACTCAGTGCAAAATAAACGTCTTGATCTTTCTTACTAAAACTAGTTACCGCTGTTACAACATCCGTTATTGTCTCTTTAAATTCTTGTTGAAAACCTTCTTTCTGTGATAAATGTGCAGCACAATAAAAACCTTTGTCACCCAGAACAGTATTTAAAAACTGTTCAGTATCCATAAATTACACACATCGTAGAGATAAGGGTGTCCCGTAAGACACCCTTGGGTTAATAAAAATTAATCGTCAAATTCGTCTAACAAATCAGTAAGATTATTATTAGCAGGTGGTTCTGCTTTCTTTTTGTTTGCCCTTACTTTAGGTTCAGTAACCTCTTCGTTAGCCGCTTTAGGTTCTTCAGTAGATGGAGCATCAAAGATAGAGTCAATGTCATCTTTACGAGGGTCAGCAGGACGTTGTGTATACCCTTCCTGTGTCTCAAAAGGTGAGGCAGCGATGAACTCTTTAAACTGAGTAACCTGAATACCACGTAAACGTAAGGAGATACCTTGCCCCATGCTGCCATTATATACGTACAGTTGTAGGTATAAGTTAACAGTACTACCCGTAGTGAGTTGAAAACCATCGTCTAATCTTTGGTTATTAGAATCGTAATGGCGAGGGGGTTCTACAGCTTGCAATGGTTCTCCATAAGCAGCAGCAATTTTAGCTTTGCCGATATAGTGTCCATCTTCTTTCTCAAAAGGCATTTCCAAATCGTTCCATGAATCTTGCTTCGCTTCGTCATACGCAGCTACCATTGCCTTAAATAATTCTTTGGCTTGGGCTTTGTTCATTTTAAACTTGGTAGTGTACTCCGCTCCCTTAGCGGTAGCCTGACAAGGAATAGTAGCTCCCTGTCCGTTTTTGCCGCCGCCTTGTTGGAACTTGTAAGGTTGATCCAAACGTGGGTAAAGTGCTTCTACATCGTTTAACATATATGTTTGTAATTCCATATCTTCGCTCTCATTAAAAGGTTATTAAAAATAGCATTAGTTTATTAAACTAAGTTACTGTCGGTTTATTGCTTAAGTTTCTTTCGTGTAAACTCCTTCCCCTTCCACAACATCAAAAACACTATCTGTGTTTACTGGGGTGTTAACTTGTGGTTTGAAATCTAGTTTGACCAACTTCGCAGTATCATCATCCTTTTGTATACGAAACGCTGTTTCTACTTCCGCTTGTTCTAATGCACGCAAAGGTTTAAATACTAGTTTAGGTATATCAACTTCGTTATCAAAACGTATCTCTGTAATAAGTGCAGCTAACCTAGTCTTGTTCGTACTAAGGACTTTGCCGTAACCTCGTAAAGACAGTTTCTTTGGGTCTTTAGGGAAAATACTATTAGCTGGTACGTCCAAACGAAAAACGTTATCTGCGTCTAAGTTACCCTCCTCGTTAAGCATTACAACACCCAAACGCTGCTTAAATCCACAAGCCAGCGAGTTACCAATACCTGACCCTTTTATGTTTTGTTTACAATCAAAACAATGGGGGTTTTGTTTGTGTTGTGTAAGTACATTAGGAGAAGGTACTCCTGTTCGACAATCCGCAGACCAACACGTAGGTATAGTATTACCACTAGCCCCAAACTTTTCGGCGTAATACATCCTTGAAATAGAAGCGGCCTTTACTATAACAACTTGAAGACTATCTTGGTCTAACTTTTCTTCTTTCCCGTTAATAATTTTACGAAATACTTTATCTCGTATACTCAACCGACAAGATTTAACTTGAGGTGAAGGCGAGATAAACTTATCGTAAATGTCTTCGCTAACAGTCATCGTCAAACTCTTTTATCATATCCTCAATACCAGAGCTTGCTTTTACTGGAACGGGTGTATCTTTCTTTTCCGCTTCCATTAGCCCAGCGGTGGCTTTCCTACCTACAACATCTTCTTGGCGTAAAGCCTCTACTACATCAGCCTGACAAAAACGATAAGTACTCCCTGCCTTTATATAAGTATGGCGTGGAATATGCGCTCGTTTTACCCATTGGCGTATCGTAGATACTTTGACACCTATATGAGCAGCTAGTTCATCTAGTGTGACGTAACTCGCTTCTGACATTACTTTTTCCTCCTTACGGTTATGGTGTATTCACTATCAGCGTTCAAACCGGGGGGTAGCTTATCGGGATTTTCTTCCAGAAAAGTACGCATGTTTCCTTGATGAAGACGTTTCTCAAACAAGTCTGTAGCGTTATTCTCTGTAATAAACTTCCCCATGCTTTCCCAGTCAGAAGTCCAATACTTAGTTCTTACGCCGCGATAAAAAGAACCATTAGCGGTGCGTACTGATTCAGCCCCACTTACCTCACAATGCTCGGCAAGCACAGCTTTTAGACGATCAAGTTTCTCGTCTAATTGTTTTATCTTACTGCTCAGTTCATCACTAATAGCGGTTTTCTTATCACGAATCTTTATACAAGCGGCAACTATCCGGTCTAAACCAACTTCTTCAGCTTCCGTTAGCGCACGCCCTACATCAGCTTTAGTAGCTTTAGGCATCACATCGTCCTCTTTATTATAGTTTAATACAGCCTATTTATTATAGGGGCAGTCTTTTTATATTTCAAGTACCTCATTGTATAAATCTATTATTTTTGTATGTACATCTATTCTTTCATCAAGTAGTTTATATATCCGTTTCTCTACAGGAGCGCCTTGAAGCTGTACCACTGTGCAAGGATGATGTTGCCCTGACCTATGCACCCGTGCGTTAGCTTGAGCATAAGTTTCTAAAGAAGCCACCGGACTCCACCAAACCACAGTATTAGCAGCCGTAAGGGTTACGCCATGAGCTGCTGCTTGAGGCTGGATTATCAACACTCTAGGATCGTCTTCGTCTTGGAACCTACGAAACAATTCTGTACGCTTAGTAACGCTAACGTCCCCCCGGATAATCCCGTTAGTTATTTTGTCCTTAACAAGTTTCTCAGAAAGAATATCAATGACATGTTTAAACGGAACAAAGACCAATACTTTTTGACTAGCCTCATCAATAACTTCTTTTAAAACTTTGTATCTGTTCTTAATATCAAACTCTACTGTCTCTCCGCTATCGGCGTAAACTGCACCGCAAGATATTTGTAATAACTTGTTCATAGTGACGGCTGCATTAACCGCAGTAACTTGTTCCCCTGCTGCCATCGTTAGCATGTGAGAACGAATAGCTTTGTAATATTTTTTCTGTTGTGCCGTAAGAGCTACTTCTCGTTTAGCGTAAGTCATTTCAGGTAAATCAAGACATTGTTCTTTAGTGTAACGAATAGCGGGTTGAAGTGCTGCGTGGACTGTACGTACCGCTGTATCTTTAGGAACCCACTTGAACTGAGTTATTCTGTGCATAACTACTTCACGAAAAGAGGAAAAGGAACGCGGTACAGCTAACGGATTGATTAACTTAGCTAACCCAAACGCATCTAAAGGTGATTGAGCTGCTGGCGTACCCGTCATCATCCACACCCACGTTTCCGGCTTTACTATCCTACTAAGTGTTTTCCAACGTTTAGACTGAGCGTTTTTATAATGAGTAGCCTCGTCTACAATAATTAAATCGTACCCCGCCATTTTGATATGATCTTCAACAATCTCTACGCCATCGTAGTTTATTATCATAAAATCAGCATCACCCATTATTATCTTACGACGTTTATCTTTAGGGCCATGCGCTATATCTACAGTGCGGTGCATAGCAAACTTAAACAAATCAGCACGCCAAGCCGAATCCATTATAGATAGGGGACATATAATAAGTACTTTATTAATTATCTTTTCTTTCAATAAAAAATCTGCCGCCCAAATAGCACTAGCAGTCTTGCCCGTGCCTTGTTCGTTAAAACAAAATGAACGAGGGTTCATCGTCAGAAATGAAGAGGTAACCTTTTGATGCTCAAAGGGTTTATACTGTCCGGGCCATTTGTACTTGCCTAGTATAGGGGAAGGCACATCTTTGATGTTAAGGTTGCGGAGGACACGGGCTTCATCTACCCCCCACTTAACAAGGACTTCGTTATTACCTATAAGTTTACTTGTAGGTATGGCAGTGGTAATTCTTTGAGGGTCGCGTACTTTCAGGCGCAATCCCCTGTTCTCAACTACTTGCATCGTTACTCCGAGTTACTTTTTAGCTTTCTTTTTCTTGTAATTTTTAGAACGGTTTTTAGCTTTACTTTGAATCTTAACGCCGTCTTTGTTAGTACCACCCTTACTTAACGCTTTATTGTGGCTAACATCTTTCCCTTCGCGCTTGTCGGCTTTGCCATTTTTATTTTTATCTACGCCTGTTTTGTCTAGCTTGCGTCTAGCACGCTGCCGTTCCATGCGGTTAGCATGTTCCCCTCTTTCTTTCTGTTGTTGATATTCCTTTTTGTAAGGACGTTTCTTTTTAGTGTAGGGCATAACGTTATCGCCTCCCGTTATGTGGACATTCTAGTATGACACAATGAGCCTTACATAATCCAGTAGGGCGTGGGTTCCATACGTCAGTTTCAAAAGTTTTTTCCAACGCTCCGTAACTAGTTAGCCACTTCTTCCATAACCTGCTTTGGTCTTCGTGCGTATAAGTTTCTTTAATAAGTTGATTAGACACTACAAAAAGTAATCCTGACTTAACAATCTCTATTTCAGGAAAGTGTTTAAATATACACAAAGCCATAAGTTCTAACTGTCCTTTGTCAGCGTACTTAGCTGATTTACCTGTTTTGTAGTCAAAGACCTTGGCCGTTCTTGTTTCTCTGTCTATGATAACTAAGTCGGCAATCCCTCTGTACCACACATCTTTATCAAAAAATTTACATGGTTCTAAGTTAGAAGTTATGCCCATACGATACTCACACAACTTTTCTCCGCGCATGTTAATTAGTTTATCTAATACTTCCTGAGCGTAATCAAAACGTGGGTCTAACTCTGTAACTACTTTACCCACATAATCTTCTGCTGCTTTATGGAATTCGTTACCATAAAACATAGCTTCGGATTGTGTTTCTTTATAATCTTTTAGTATCTTTAAATGGTGATACTTCTTCGGACACTGTTCAAAAGATTTTAAACTACTGAAAGACCATGCTGGTTTGGTGTCCATTCAATACATTCTCCGTAGTTCTTTCCTATTTCTACATCCCCACGTACAGGAAGGCCAGATGCCCATTCCGGTACATAAGCCATGCAAGAGTTAATATAGGTACAAGCTTCCTCAACTTGTTCGTCTGAAACACAGCATACCACGGAATCGTGAACCGTTAGTAACACCTTATACCTCTTCTGTATTTCTAACATCTGTTCTGCCATTACACATCGTGCAATAGCCTGACATACATTTTCAATAACTTTACCACCGTATATTTTAATGTACCCCATGCGAGTCTTGTAAGAATACTGCTCTCTTTTAGTTTCGTCTAACTCCACCTTCAGTTTGTTGTAGTACATACGTAACCCTGAAGGTAACTGTATAGCGTTATCTGTAGGTAAGACTTGCACAACATTACTGTGGCCCAGTTTATAGCGTTGGTTTGCGTGCATCCCTTTAAGTACAGATTGAGCGTCACGCCACAAAGTAGTTATCTTGTTATTGCTGTCGCGGTACACCTTAATGATACGGCGGCATTCATCCTCACTGGACTCTACTCCCAACGTCTTTAACTGCCCCCGAAACCGTACCGCTCCCATCCCATACCCTGCTCCCAGTATAGTAGTCTTACCAATAAACCTTTGTTCTGCTGAGACTTCTTCTACAGGGATGTTATAAATAGTACTAGCCATCTTCTTGTAAACATCTTCGTCACGCTCAAACGCTTGCACTAAGTCTTTCTGTTCAGCTAACCAAGCTAATACTCTAGCCTCTATCTGAGCAGAATCGGCTTGGATTATTGTGTGGTTATCAGGCGCACACATACAGGACTTAAGCACCTTGGCGTTCGGCCCACGCGAGGGAAGGTTCTGTAAGTTCACTTTATCGTAGCCACCCCACCTACCAGTATGAGCTGCGTAATACTTGATAGGAACTGGCATCTTCTTACCACGGGTAGAGATGTCTAGGAAACGTTCAGTTCTTGTTTCTTCTAAAGTACTTTTCAAACCTAACCTTGCAGATACTAAAGTCTGTACTCTTACATCGTCATGCTCTTGTAAAGCTTTAAACTCTTCGTCAGTTTTTGCGAACGCATAAGTTTCTTTGCCCGTACGCACACTAATCTTCGTGGGCGGGATGACCCCAACTTCCTCTAATAATTCAGCAAACTTGTTATTAGACATGAGGTTATCTTTATCCACTCCACTCTCTGTAAGAAGTTTCTCTTTCTGTAGCTTAAGGTTATCGAGATGTTGGTCTAATCTTTCTACATCTAATACTAGGTTAGGCTCAATAAACATACGTAGGGTCATATCTATTATCCTAAGTTCTATCTTGGGGAATTTTAATTTATTGATGAAGATAGTAAAAAGTTGATGAGTAAGCTCTACGTCATTTACGCAATAGTCTCCATAAGAAGCCAACTCTTCAGCAGTAAAATCTATTCTTCGTTTTCCTTCGGCTTTAACAACTTCATCTCCTTTTTCTCCAATGCCATACATCTCAGACAATGCCTTAAGAGAAGCACCGGCATCGACACCATGAATTGCACGCCCCATACTAAGAGTGTCAAAATAGATTTTAGGACGTACATCAAAAAGCCAATCAAGAATAGCACCATCGAACAAAGTGTTATGAGCCAGTACAGCAGAGTTTGTCCAATCATAATTGTCTCTCAAATAAGTTTTTAAAGTTTCATAGTCACCACTCAACCATACTGTCTCACCGTCATTAACTTTTACAGCTACACCTATAACTTCAAAGTCAGGGCTACGTACGTATTGTTCGGTAGTTAATTTTTTAAAACCAAAGGTCTTACTGTAATAAGTTTCAAAGTCTACTGTTATTAAATCCACTACAGTAGCCCCATCTTAACTAACTCTTTACGATTCTTTTCGTGAGCTGCTTTAATCTCTTTTTTATTCTGCCCTTCGTACGGGACAGCCAACTTTGCTTGGAGAAGGAACTTCGTAATCCATCCCTTTGACGTTTTGATATCTCCCAACCAGCGACCAAACTTTCCCCTCTTTTTCGTTCTAAGG